CTAAGTCTAAAAATGTTAGTATGGATCCTAGAGAAACACACGTTGATAACGTGAATACTAGTGGGTTTAAAGCTAGAGTCTTAAATGATGATGGACCTGATTTTAAGTTTCAAATTAAAAACAAAAATAAATAACAAATTTAAAATTAAAAAATTATGGCAATTACAAATGGACCTTCGTTAAATAGCGTTCCTGCTTCACAGCAACAAGCGTTATCTACGAATTACCTTGATTTTACTGGAGGTAACAACGATTGGTCACAACAATATTTACCAGATCTAATGGAGAAAGAAGCTGAGGTTTTCGGACCGAGAACTATTTCAGGTTTCTTATCACAAGTTGGAGCTGAAGAACCGATGAGCGCTGACCAAGTAGTTTGGTCTGAGCAAGGTCGTTTACACTTATCTTACAAAGGTAAGTTTACTGATACTACTTCATTTTTAGTACAGCAAGATATAGATGGTGCAATTCAAACTGCAGCTGGTATATCTAACGGTTTAACTGGTGTTAAACATGGTATTAGAGTTAATGACACTGTTGTTGTAGCTGATGCTACTAACGGCGTTGTTAAATGTTTAGTTACTGCTGTGTCAACGGATGATATTACTTTAGCTCCTTATGGTGCTACTGCTGTTACTGGTACAACAGGTAACTACGAATCTACTATATTGGTTTATGGTTCTGAGTTTGGTAAAGGAACTAGTTATCATGACGCTTCTGCGGCTGATACTGATAATAGAGGTGCTAATGAACCAGAATTCAAATCATTTACTAACAAACCTATTATAATCAAAGATTACTATAACGTATCAGGTTCTGATACTGCTAGAATCGGTTGGGTTGAAGTTGCTGGAGAAATGGGTCAATCAGGTTACTTATGGTACTTAAAAGCTGAAGCTGATACAAGAGCTAGGTTTACTGATTACTTAGAAATGGCTATGTTAGAAGGTGAAACTGGTTTAGACGCTACCGCTTCTACTGGTGCTGACGTTTTAATCAACGGTAACGGTAACTCATTTGGTACTGAAGGTTTATTCGCTGCTATTGAGTCAAGAGGTAACTTAACTTCTGGTGTTACAGGTGTTAACGCTGCTACTGATTTAGCAGAGTTTGATGCTATTTTAGCTGAGTTTGATTCTCAAGGTGCTATTGAGGAAAACATGATGTTTGTTAATAGAGCTACGTCTCTAGCGATGGACGACATGTTAGCTTCTATGAATTCTTATGGGGCTGGTGGTACTTCTTACGGAGTGTTCCAAAACTCTGAGGGTATGGCTTTAAATTTAGGTTTCATGGGCTTTAGAAGAGGATCTTACGACTTCTATAAATCTGACATGAGATATTTAAATGACAAAGCTACTAGAGGTGGTATTAATTCTGCTGCTGGCGCTAACGCTATCAGAGGGGTTATTGTTCCAGCTGGTACATCAACTGTTTACGATCAAATGTTAGGTCAAAATCTTAAGAGACCATTCTTACACGTTAGATACAGAGCTTCACAAACTGACGATAGAAGAATGAAAACTTGGGTTACTGGTTCTGTCGGAGCTGCTACGTCTGCTTTGGATGCAATGGAGATACACATGCTATCTGAAAGATGTTTAGTTACACAGGGTGCTAACAACTTTATGTTAATGAAGTAAGCATTTATATATTAAAGAGTCGGGGCTTCGGCCTCGACCCTTTATTTTTATTAATTTTATTATATATTATATT